TAAGACAATAGACTCCCCATTTGGCGAAAAAATAGGGAGGGTAAACCCCAAAAGGAGCAGAAAACACTAGAAACCTGCTTTTATAACAGAGTAGGAAAATCTTTGTCACAGCCATTTTTGGCATTTTTGCGGATATAACAGACCTCATCATTATACCCAAAACAATAAAAACAAACGCCATAATCTTATAAAAAAAAGATATTGTCACAAATTTTTGAGTTAATGGATATAAAACAACCATTCACAATAACGGAAAAAATAAAAGCAAACCAGCAAACAACCATCAAAAAGCTAGTTTGTCACGAGCTACTTTTAAAAAGCAATCCGCAACACCCTCGCCCATTACGGACACACACCACCCGCAAACTTTACGCTTTACCAACGCCCCGCACCGTGCTATATTATATTCCAGTTATGGCACACCGTCACCACAACATCCCATACCACCCCACCACCGCACGCCGCGACAACCCACAGTACGAATACGCGACGGCGGTCACTCCCGCGCCGCAATCCACACGACCAGACGCGGACACCCTCCCACCCCCACCAGAACCAACACCAGCCCACGAAGCCGCCCAAATGCTCCGCGTCGTAATGTCACTAATAGCCTCCGCCTGCCAATCGCCCCTAGACGCTTACTATTGCGTTCTACGAGCTTCCGGCCTATCAATGGAAGCCATTGGAAAGCTAGACCACAACAAGTCGCGTATAGCAGTCCATAAGCGGCTCCACAAAATCTGCCGCCGCGAGCCTGTCCTCCTAGACTACCTATGCAACGACCGCAAGGGAGGAAAAGATGCCTAAACGCCGCCTCACCATTTCGGAAGACCAAGAGGACGGCACGCTCCCGCTGGTCAACAAACGCCACGAGGCTTTCTGCATGGCCTACGTTGGGGAGTGCCGCGACAACGCGGCGGCGGCTTACCGTGCGGCTGGTTACAGAGACACCAAAAACGCCCGAATCAATGCCACGTCCATACTTACAAAATCTAACGTTAAGCGAAGGATAAAGCACCTAGAGGACGAACTGGCTGAGCAGGAGCGCATGAAGGCCATCGATGCCATCCGCCACCTTAAGGCCATAGCGACCGCCAAGCTCTCCGACTTCTACATTGGCGGACGCTTCGACACCTCCAAGCTATCAGACCCCGAACTATCCCGCCTTATCCAAGAAGTCACGCCTATCTATGACAAGGACGGCGTGTTGATTGACTACAAGATAAAGCTAAAAGACAGCATGAAGGCTCTGGAGCTTCTTGGCCTTACGGATAAGCAAGAGGCAGTACAGAATAATCAAGTGCTGATAATCAAGATTTGAAGGATGCAAGATGGCAACAATAGAAATCAAGTTTTCTGAAGGCGAATTAAAAGCGGCATTGACTGAACTATGTGTCTTGTCCGTGTGCCATTGTCCTAAATGTCACGACCAGCCGCCAATATTCAAGCCGGAGACGGACGAATTGACGGGCGAGAAGAAAATATATGGTGTTTGTCCAAAATGCGGCTGGGAGGCTTGTTTTGGCGGCTCCACAACGCAAGAAGCCGCCGATGGTTGGAATAAAACAGTTAATTTTTATGCTCAAGACCTTTATTGGAAATTAACGAAGACCGGGCCGTATGCCGAAGCAGAAAGTTAAAGTTTACGAGCTGACACCCAAACAGCGCACCGCGTGGGCGTTGCTGGAAAATCCACAATACCGCCGCTACCTTTTCGACGGCGGTGCGCGTTCAGGGAAAACAGACTGCACGGTTGCATGGCTAATATCACAAGCGTCAATTTATAAGGGTGCGCGTATTCTCATGGCTCGATGGAAGTTAGACCATGCAAGAATCACTCTTTGGGGAAACACGCTAAAAAAAATCTTGCCTTCTGGATGTAGCGGTGTTAAATATCACGAAGGAAGCATGGAGTGCCATTTCCCAAATGGTTCTATGATTAGAATAGGCGGGTTAGACGATGCAGATCGAGTGGATAAAATACTTGGCGATGAGTACCTTCATATTTTTATAAACGAAGCCACGCAGGTCAGTTATGATACAGTGTCCAAAGTAATGACGCGACTTGCCCAGCCAATCCCGAACGCCTTGCATAAATTGATTTTAGACTGTAATCCGAAAGGCCCGCGACATTGGTTGCATCAAGTGGGTGTGGAGCATATTCTCCCGAATGATGGCACAAAACCAATACAACCTTTGCCAGACGCGGAAATATGGGCTAGACTTTCATGGACACCGTATGATAATCCACATTTACCACCAGACGCATTGAGAACGCTGGAAGCCTTGCCGGACGTAATGCGGCGGCGAATGTTGCTAGGCGAGTGGTGCAACAATGAAGGCTTGGTGTATTCTTCTTTTGACCCGGACACACACTGCTTTGATGTTTTGCCGGACGGTTCCCGCGAGTGGCGGCGAATACGCGCCATTGACTTCGGCTATACTAATCCCTTTTGTTGCCTTTGGGGAGCGATGGACGGCGACGGCAGACTGTGGATTTACCGCGAGCATTACGCCGCTGGCGTTCTTGTGGAAGACCACGCACGCGTAATTAAGGACGCGGAAAACGGCATTTTCACGACCGTTGCCGACCCGGAGGACGCGGAAGGACGCGCCACGCTTGAGCGTTGCGGCATTTCCACGCAACCAGCGGAGAAACCCATTCCCGCAGGCGTGCAAGCCGTCCAGAAGCGGCTGGAAGTTGCAGGAGACGGCCTGCCGCGTTTGTTTGTTGCCCGTGATTGCGTCAATTTGATAAACGAGCTTTATCAGTACAGATGGCCCGACCCAAAAGACGGAGCCGCAAAAAAAGAAGAGCCTGTAAAAGACAACGATCACGCGATGGACGCGATGCGGTATATGGTCATGGAAGCCGACCGACCGCGCCAATATTCAGTAGATGCGGCGACCGACAAGCTGAAGCCAAATCCTCCATCTGATTCATTCGCGTCCATCTTTTAGCCATTTCGTGACCATGACTGTTTTCTCATGTACCCGAAAACGCCATTTCGTGACCATGTGGCGGCTTTTGCCATTTTTAGGAAAATGCCGCGAGTGGTTAACAAAAGCCCTGTTATTAATAAATAATTTTAAAAAAATAACGGAGCTTTGAAAAATGCCGCTACCCGAATTTCTAAAGACTATAATGCGCTTCCGCCTTCCATCCTTCAAGGAAACACGGCCGGAGCCGCTAGACAACCGACCAGACCTTTACTCGACCATTATTCCGGAACTATTGCAAAATGCTGGCTGGCGGCTCACTCCCTCCCGTCTTGTGCAGATTATCCAAAACGCGGACGGCGGCGACCCACGGGAGCAGACGGCGTTGTTTGCGACCATGCAGGAAAAAGAGCCGCTGATTGCCGCGCATTTCCAGACGAGGAAATTGGCGGTGCTTGCTTGCGATTGGGACATAAGGAGCAAAGGCCACACGGAGGCGGCGGAGGACATCAAGAAGGAATTGCAGGCGGCGGACGTGAAGGGAGCAATCCACCACATCCTAAATTCTGTTGTTGATGGATATTCAGCCGTGGCGGTTGACTGGTTGCCGGGGGGTCAGAAGGTCAAAGGCTTTGTTCCCATTATGCCGGATGCTTTTATCTTCGACGAGGCTGGATTCCCTGCTTTGGTGGGCGTTGATGGCTCGGAAATCCCGCTGGCAAGCTACCATCCGGCGCAGGTGCTTTACGCGCAGGCGGAGGGCAAAGCTGGCCTGCCTTGCCGCAAAGGATTAGGGCGCACGCTTCTATGGATGTATTTATTTAAAAACGGCGGTTTCCGCGACTGGTCGGTGTTTCTGGAGCGGTTCGGAATGCCTTTCTTGCTTGGCAAAATCCCGTCTGGTGACTATCGTGACGCAAAACTGCGCGGCGAGCTGATGCAACAGCTCATGGCGGTTCGTTCGGGCGGTTCGGGCGTTGGCACGACAGAGACGGAAATGCAAATGCTCAACGGAGCGTCCAGCGGGTCACAGACCGCCTATTTGGATTTCTGTAAGTATTGCGATGACATTATGACGCTTGTCATTCTTGGACAGCTTGGCACGTCCGCAAAATCGACAGGCTTCAGTAACGGCGGGGCGCAGGCGCAAGTAAGACAAGACATTTTGGACGCTGACTGTGCGTTGGTTGCGGGTGTCCTTAACAAAGCCCTCATTCCGTGGATGTGCGCGGCTCGTGGCTTGCCGAAGGATGCGGACGTTGAGTTTGTGATTGACAGCGAAGAGCCGGAAGACTTGGAACGCCGCGCCCGCCGTGACTTGGCATTGACGCAGGCCACGGGATGCAGGCTGACAAAAGAATATGCGGAAAAGACGTATGGCGTGGAACTGGATGACGCGGCGGTAAATCCAGCAAATCCAGCCAATCCAGCCAATCCGCAACAGCAACAGCGGCAGGAGTTCAATGACCGCCAATCCGCGACGGTGGAACGTGCCGACCGCATAGTAAAAGCCGCCATCGTGAAACTTGCAGGCGAGGGCGCGTTTGAAGCGTTCCGCAAGCCAGTAGAGGACGCAATCGCGGCGGCTTTCGGAGAGTTGGACGCGGACGCTGATGACCTAGTGGAGCAATTCTCGGAGCGGGTGCCGCAGTTCTTGGAGTCGTTGCCTCCCGCTCTTGCGGATATGGACGCTCCGGCTTTCCGAAAAGCATTAGAAGAGTCCATGCTGGCGGCTTTTGTGGACGGCTTAATGCCTGCCTCATATTGGCGCAGTAATGCGAATGGTTAACATTACGGCTGTTTGTATAAGGAGTAATATAAAAAATGCCACACGACGCAGACAATTTGATTTATCTAGCCATACAGCCGTTTGACGACGAGGCGAAGGCTGGCGAAGCACCCGTCACGCATTTCCTCTTGCTCCGTTACGGACAGACGGAATATACCAAAGACGGCAAGCAGGCCGCTTTTGCTTTTGCGGAAAAGGACGCGGACGCTGTAATCGCCGATTTCAAGCAACGCGGCAAAGACCTAGTGATGGATTACGATCATGCCACAGTCAAAGGCGGCATGGCTCCGGCAAGCGGATGGATTACCAACCTTTCCAAAGAGGCAGACGGCTTGTTTGCTGATGTGGAGTGGACGGAAGAAGCGAAGCAACGGCTTGAAAAACGCGAGTATCGTTACCACTCGCCCGTCATTTATTTCGGAAAAGACGGCCACCCGCGTGCGCTCCACAGCGTCGCGCTGACCAACCATCCCGCTTTTCACGCTTACCCCGCTCTGGCGGCGGATGATATAGACAACACAAACAACCCTAACAAGGAGAAACGAATGAACGAGACAATTAAGAAGCTGGCCGCTTCTCTCGGCGTTCCCGTCGCCTTTGCGGACGATGGAAAAGAAGACGAAGCCAAGACCATGCAGGCCATCGAAGCGAAGCTGGCCGAATTGCAGACGGTGAAGCAGACAGCCGACAATTTCCTCAAAGGACAGAACGCCAACACGTTCGACGATGTGGCTGGCAAAATCGCGGGCATGAAGTCCGCCGAAGACTACGCCAAGATTGAAAGCGAACTGGCGACGCTGAAGGCTGGCGGGCTGGTTGCCAAAGCGTTCGCGGACGGCAAGCTGGTCGAAGCACAGCGTAAATGGGCTGAAGACTACGCGGCTCGCAACCCCGAAGGCTTCAAGGCTTTCTGCGACAACGCGCCAAAAGTCACGCCCGGCCCCGCCGCCACCATTCCGACTGGCAAGCCTGCCGCGACGGAAGACAAGCCGCAGACGTTTTCGGACGAGGACAAGAAAATCCTCGCCGCGTGCGGCATGACGGAGGAAGACTTCAAGGAAAAGAAAGAAGACACCACCAATAAGGAGGGCAAATAATGAGCGCACTTTCCGCACCCCGTAACACTCCCGAATTTGTTGACAATACGTTTATTACGTTGACCGCTGGCGGCACCATCTACGAAGGCGGCATGGTTGCCGTCAACGGCTCCGGCGCGGCAGTCGCCGCCGCCGATACGTCCGGACTCCGCGTAATTGGCCGAGCTGAAAACTCCGCCGCAAGCGGCGGCACGGTGAAAATCCGCATGGGTGTTTTCGGCTGGGACAACGACACGGGTGACAATGCCATCAAAGCCACTGATGTCGGCAAACTCTGTTATGTTGTGGACGATCACACGGTGTCCATTGATGACCAGACTAATGGCGTGGTCGCTGGCGTTGTGAAAACCGTTGACGGCGACGGCGTGCATGTTGCCCACGGCCCGATTTTCGTTTCTGGCACGGTTGGCATTGGCGCACCTGTTGCGGATTTGACCGCCTCGGGCGATTTGACTTATACGAAGATTAACGCAATCCTCGCCGCCTTGCGGCAGGCTGGCGTTATCGCGCCCACTCCCGCGGCCTAATGGTTTGGCGGCGCGGCGGCTTCTTTTCTAGCGTCACCAAAGGGAGACTGGCGACGTGAGTTTTGCTTCACCGACCGCGCCGCCTTTTTAAACAACAATTTAATCATCCATAACAAGGAGACATAGATGGAAATCAACCAACACAACCTCGGCATTCTTCGCCAAGCCGTTGAGACGAGGTTCAAGAATGCGTTTCGCGCTCTTGAAAAGAACCTCTACGGCGAGTTCACTATGACTATTCCGATGGGAACTTCTCAGATCGACATGCCCATGCTTGAACAGCTTGTCGGTATGCGTGAATGGCTGGACGACCGCAAGGTCAACAATCTCACCACGCAGATGCTGACCGTCAAGCCCCGCAAGTTCGAGAACACCTACGGCATCCCCGCCGACGCGATTGCGGACGACCAGTATGGCGTTTACGTCGGCATGTTCGAACAGATGGCGGCGCAGGCCGTCAATTTGCGCCCCTACCTCATCGAAGAGTTGCTTATCAACTCCGCGTCTGCCAAGTGGCTGGACGGTGCCAATTTCTTCGGCTCCAGCCGCAAGTATGGCAAAAACACAATCAATAATTATTCCACCAACGCGCTCACGCAGGACAACTTCAAGACCGCATACGGCCTTATGATTTCCTACATGGGACATGGAAACACGCCGCTCCGCGTTGTGCCGCGTTACCTTGTCCACGGCCCCGCCACACGCTGGACAGCCATTTCCATTGTGGACAATCCGATGGTCGCCGTCAATGGCGCGGCCCTGCCGAATGAAACCTACAACCTTTGCCAGCGCATTGAAATCAAAAACGCCAGCATCGGCAACAAGTGGTGGATTTTCGGTGAAGCTCTGGCATACAAGCCCGTCGGCTACTTCGAACGCGAACGCCCGGATAGAATCGTCCGCCTCGACCGCCCGCAGGACGAAAATGTCTTTATGAGAGACGAATACCTGTTCGGTTGCAAAGGCCGCGCAGAGGCCGCGTTCCTGCTCCCGCATCTCGCCTACTTTGGCAACGCCGCCTAATTGACGGACAAAGGAGACACCCACGATGTACGCGACTATCACACAACTTGAAGACCGCTTAACCGCCCGTATGCTGGGGACGAGAGTTCCCGAATCCGGCGCGGATAGGGAGCGTGTTTTGACCGCGTACATCGAAAGTGCGGGCGCGGTCATCGACGCGGCATTATCCGCGAAGTATGTCACGCCCGCGCAGACCACGCCGTTGTTGACGCTTATCTGCTTGAATCTTGCCATCTGGCAAATTGAAGCAGATCGTGGCTCGGCATTGGCAAGTGAAAAGCTCCCGCCAGCCGTGCAAGTGCCTTATGAGCAGGCGCACGCATGGCTGGCGAAGCTGTCCAGCGGCGAGATGCAGTTGTCACCGTCCGTGTTGCCTTTGCAGGGCGACGCGGCGGCTGGATTGACCGTCCAATCGCCGCCCGCTGAATTTCTGGAAGGCTCGCCCGGTATGGAGGCGTTCTGATGTCAGAAGAAATGGAAGTCATGGTTAAGCGCGTCGGCTTGCTCCTTAACGGCGGAGCTGACGCGATTATGGACGTGGCCGCGATGGAAGTGGAGCGCAAGGCGAAGGCCAACGCGCTCGCCAAAGGCGGCCGCCATTTCTGGGTTTCGGAAATCGTCAACTCCATCCATACGGAGACGATGGGCAGAAATCGCGTGGTAGGTTCTACCCATGTAGCCGCCGCGCATAAGCAATTCGGCGGGCCGATTTCCGCGCCCGGCAAAGGCGAGGGCGCGTTAGGGCGGCAGGCATTGACCATTCCGGTCGGCAAGGCGAAAACTAACCGATGGGACACCGACAAGGCGCAGGCGGCAGGCTACGACCTTTTCAAAATCAAAGGCAAGGCAGGCCGTGGCTTGCTTTTCGGACGCAGGACGAGAGGAAAGAGCAACCGATCACGCAATAAGGATGAATTGCTTTTTGTGTTGCGGAAAAGCGTCATGCAATCGCCGGAGCCGTGGTTTCCGCAAGGCGCGGAGCTGGAAGATGCCGTGCGTAACGGCATCGACCTTTATATGTCAACAAGAGGAGGCGTATAATGCCGACACTACCACATCAAGACCCGGTGACCGTCCACGTTCGGCCCATGCAGGCTGTTCTAGAGCAGGCGGCGGACATCTGCCGTCAATGCGGCGTGGTGACGGCGATTTCGCCTGACACGACCAAAAAGACGCTTATAGAGAAATGCGCGGCCATACTCAACGCCAGCGGTGGAGAGCCTGCCGCCGTGATTTGTTACGGCGGGAGCGACTACGCCAACTCACCACGCCGCACGTCTGAAATTGACATTTTCCTGCTTGCGGCGCAGACGAAAGTCCGCCCGGCGATGGAGGCCATTCTCGCGGCATCATGGGAGATCATCGGCAAGCTCGACGACCTCATTACGGAAGACGTGGCGGGAGAGTGGCCGATAACTGACAAATGGAAATTGAAAAGCGACGAGGCGGTTGACCTCGGCGGAACTGGCGCGGCGGCGGCTTTGCTGTTGGCGTTTGACTTGGAAGATTATTAAACCGGAGTGGAGCAGTCTGGTAGCTCGTTAGCCCCATAAGCTAAAGGTCGGTGGTTCGAATCCATCCTCCGATACCATTTAAAGGAGAAAAGAACATGGCAGACACAATAAGCATTACGCAGGGTAGTACCACGATTGTGGTCACGCCCATTAAGGGAAGCGTCCGCGCCGGCGGCGGTCACGAAGACCGTGGCGGCGGCGTTATCCCGTCCGTCCGCGCTGGCATCGCCAAAAACGGCAGTTGCCAGATCGTCATCACGTCCGCGACGGCGACCAACAAACAGCACACGCTGGCGGAAGTCTTGTCTATCATTTCAGAAGAAGGCGAAGGTGCGGCGACCGTGCAGGGCGCGGGGCTTTACGCCAATATCGAATCATACGACGCGCTCATTGATGTGGAAATTGGCGGTGATAGTGTGCAGACGGCCACAATCAACTGGAAAGGCACATACTCCGCTCCTGCGTCCGCCGGAACGGGTAATTAATCCATAAGGAGGGAAAATATCATGGCTTGTGTTTTGCCTTTTAACTGCATCAAAGTTGACAATGTAGAAGTGGCCGGGCCTGCTGATTTCGAGTATGGCACTGGACAGCTCACATTGAACGGCGAAGATTCCGCGACCGTCACAGCTGATGGACGAATCCATAACTACCGCGTTGCTCTCACGCCTTCCAGCACCTGCAATCTGCGCGGCGACAAACGCTCCGTTGAGACGGGTTACGTTGCGGGGAGCGGCCAGTCTTGGCCGACTCTGGCGGGAACTATTGGCTTGTATCTCAAATCCAGCCTTACGGACGCATCACCCACGCTGATTCGTTCGTTTCCGGGCATCATTACGGGCGAGTATGACACGCAGAACAACCGCACCACACTCAATGTTCAAGGCGACTCCGCGACCTATTAATTGACATCCAAAAAGAAGCAAAAGGAAGAAGCAAAATGAAGATTGGATTGAGAGTCAAATTACAAGACCCAGACGACTCCACGCAGATTATCAACGCGCAGTTCGCCACCGTGCGAAGCAATCCGCAACTAGGCGACATATTAAAGGCAATTGCCCGCATGGATGTTGCGGAAAGCGTCGCGCTCCGTGACTTGCAGAAAGTCGCCAAAGCGTTCGATGAAGACAACGCCACGCAGGAAGATCTAGAGGCCGCAAGATTGAAAGCAGATGAAGCCACGGAGACAACGCTCCGGCAAGTCCACGCCTTTGTGGTGGCTGGTTTCAAACTGGCAGGCGCATCTGACGAACGAGCGGAAGAGCTTGCGTCCATTGTGGACATCGAGCGCGTGGACGAACTGAAGGCGCGGTGCGTATATGGCGCGGGTTGCTTGGATTTTACGAAAGCGGCAGGCCGTTAGAGGTAGAACTGCCGCATTACCAGCAGATTGTCCACGCTTTGCTTGGTCGTTTTCTTGCATCTGCAAAACCGACACTGGCGGAGGAATGGGCGGCGGAGGCTGAAATCCGCATGATAGCGGCTCTCGCCATACAAGCCCGCCTCCCGTGGGATTCGCCGCCGGAGCTGGTGGAGCTTGCCGCGTTGGACGACAAGGGAGAAGAGCCTGCCGCCGTGAAGGAATACATGAACGCGCTGTCCGCCGATGGCATGGCGTGACAGGTGAAAATGGTTAACAAATCCGCTGTTTTTATATAAGCAGTGGATTTTTTTATTATAGGAGCAAACGACAATGGCGAGCGGCAGACAATACACGCTTTCCGTCCTGCTGAAGATGGCAGGACAACAGCCAGCAAAAAAAGCGTTGGATTCGCTTTCTTCTGGATTGCGTGACGTGCGGGAAAACGCGAAGGGCGCGGCTGGTGCCGTTGCGGATTCCGCAAGAAGCGCGGCGGGTGCTTCTACGTCTTGGCGGTTGCTTGGGCGCACGGTTCGCGCTGGCGTTTCGGGCGTGGCGTTTGCGGCTAAAGGTATCGGCTCAGTTGTAAAGACTGGCTTGCTTTTGCCATTCCGTGCCGCCACGCTTGCGGCTGGCGTGCTAAAGGGTGCGCTGGTCGGCTTGGCTGGCGTTGCCGTGTCCACATGGTTGCAGATAAAGGGCGCGATGGCCGCGTTGCGTCCCGCCGCTGAAATGGAGCAATACAGCATCCAGCTGGAAGTTTTGACGAAAAGCGCGGCGGTGGCATCGAGGCGGCTCGCGCAATTGAAGGAATACGCCCGAACCACCAACTTTTCACCAAAGGAAGTAATTGAAGCGTCCAATCTCATGCAGGCGTTTGGTTTGTGGACGGATAAAGGAATGCGGCGGTTAAGGGCGGCGGGCGACGCGGCCAATGCGTTCGGAAAGAGCATTACGGAAGTAGTGACCGCGATGAATTACCTATCCAGCGGCAGGAGTGGCGAGGCGTTCGAGGCTCTTTCCCGCATTGGTGTCACGCGGCAAGCGTTGAAGCCGTTTGGGCTGGAGTTCAAGAAGAGCGGCGAACTGATAACAGAGCCGAAAAAGGCCGTTGACATTGTTTTCGCATACCTAGAAAAGAAGTTTGGAGGCATGACCGCAAGGCAAGGCGGAACATGGAAGGGCGCGTTGCAGAAATTGGGCGGTGAAGTCTATAATTCATTTTCGGAAGGCATGGGCGGCGCATTGAAACCCATGACGGCTTTTGTGAATAATAAAATGATTCCAGCCGTCAACGCTCTAGGAAAAGCATTAAAATCCGTTGACTGGAGAAAAACGCTTGCAACGCCTTTGTCCATGATTGGCGGCCTGCTTGGCGCGTTGCGTCTTGCGGCCAATCCATCCACAAGAGCGACGGGGCTTGACCAGTTGCGCGGCATTGTGCGCGATGTTGTAGGGATAGGAAAAGCGGCCATAAATGGGCTTGGTGCGATTGCAAAGGGCTTGTTGAAGGACGGAGCGGCGATGCTGGAGCAGTTTGTGACTGGCGGCGGCGTTCAAGCAGTTTTAAAAACGCTCTTTGGCGGTTTGGTTTCTGCTTTCCGTTTTGGCTCGGCATTGGTGAAAACCGTGCTTGATGGATTTTCCGCAAAATTCAAAAGTGATTTGATTTCATCCATTCCCGGATGGGGCAAGACGGAGCGACAGAAGCAGGAGGCCGCGTCCATCATGGCGATGCGCGACATTGACAAAGTTAATTTGAATAATCTTGTTTCCAACGCGATGCAACGGCGCGGCGCGTCTGGCTCTTTGTTTGACGCAAACGGCAACGTCGTACCATACAAGGAATTAAGTTGGAAATTGCAAGGCGTTTTCGATGATGTTGTGGCTGGCATAAAGCAGGACAGCGCAAGATATGGCGCAAAATATGACGACGCTTTTGTTAGACGCATGGGATGGAATAAACCACGTCAAAACATTGATTATTTTAAGGACTGGGACAAGCCGCTAAAGGACGCGGCAGGAAGTTTGTGGGAGCGCGTCGGCGGTTTTAAGCTGACATATACAAGGGAGGCCGTAAACAAGGCGACTGGCGATGTCATTGACTCTCTTGGTGTGTTTAGCCGTCGGCTTCGTAGGCTTGACCTTATGGACGATGTGCAGGCTCGCCGCCGTGCTTTGCGTCAAACCGTCAACAAAGAACTTGACAAGCTGAAAAAGCAAGGATGGGATTCCAAAGGTAGAGAGCGCGACACGGAAAGAGGATTAAGGGCGCGTGAAAGATACGTCAATTTAAGACGGTCGGCAATAGCATACGATACAAGGCTGGCGGCGATGTTGCCGAACGGAGGCAAGGGGCAGACGGCAAGTCCGCAAATGGCGCAACGCGGCAACCCGCAGGCGGCGCGATACATCCCGCCGCAAGTCGCGGAAAAGCAGAAGCAACGCGGTGCAAACGCGGCGAAAGAAGCAGAGCAGGCAGCGAAGGACGAAAAGCGGAACATGGCCGACAAAGCCACCCTTCAGAGTGCTTTGTTTTTGGATGATATTCGCCGCAACATCTCGCGGCTGGTTGCCATTCTGGGGCAGGACATCGGCGGCGCGGGAGTTCCCGCAACTCCGCAATAAGGAGGCTGAAATATGGCTGGTTATGATTGGTCATCAATTAAAATAGTCAACGGGTGGACGCTGGAAGTCACCGACAGCGGCAAGGCAATCACGGCGCAATTCTACGCGGCGACAATGGGCGCGTTTCCGTCAAGAGGCACGACAGTGGCATCCAGCGGCGCGAACGCGGCACCCAGCGGCACAACGTCCTTTCGTGTTGCGGAAATCCGCGTCACGCCTTTGTCTGGTGCTGGGCCGTTTGTTGCGGAGATAACGGCGCGTCCGCGCTTGGGGAGCGTTCTTTCCACCGCAAACGAAAGCCTGTTAAACACCGTGACTTATGTGCTGGATACGCAAGATTACAGCGTTCCGAAGAAGCTGGCGAAGGCAAGCGGTAAATATCCTTACGCGGTGCCTTGTGATCCGCGCCATTGTGGACACGGCGTGCATCTGCTTGTTTGCACGGCGACGCTTTATGTAACAAAATCAACAGGCATTGGCTCATGGGGGAGTTTTTACGGCGTTGTGCCTGTCAACAGTTTTCCGAACTGGTTGTCGGATTTGCCGGGCGGAAACGACAGATGGCGGCTTGACAAGGAGGAAATTGAGTTGATGAAGGACAACGACGGCTCCACGGATATTTACCGCGTCACGCGGCGGTTGCTTGGCATCCCAGACGGCTTTATTGACAAGAACGGCTCACGCATGGAATGGGATGATTCCGCAATAGGGCAGAGAAGCTGGAGTGACTTGTAATGAATATCATCCAAGCTGTAAAATACATGATGCGGGTGCTGATTCCGTCCATCACGCCCGTGGCGGGTGAAGGTATTGCGGTGGCAAAGGAAAAGGAGGGGAGCGTCATTTCCGCGACCTTCCCCGGCTGGGTGCCGCATGACATGGTGTATGTGGCGAACGCGACCAACGCGGCATGGACGGCTGGCACGGTTGTGGCTTTGGGCGCGTCTGGCGTGGCAGACCCGGAAGATGACACGCTGGCGGCGACCATTCCCGCCGCTGGGGCCGACGGGCAGTTTGCTATTCTTGCGGACGATGTGGCGGCGAGTTCTGACGGCTTGGCGGCTGTTACTGGCTTGGCGGTTGCGAAAATGTCGGCTGGTTTTACGGAGGCTTTTGCGGCTCCAGACGGGCTTGGCGGCTTGGCTGGTGCTATCAGTGGGCCGTTCCGTGTGATTTACGCCAACTCGACCGCGCAGACGGCGTTGGTTGCGTTCGCTGGCGGTGGCGGTTCGGCTCCTATTGTGGACAACACGGCTGATTTTTTCAAGATTTACGAATATTCCGCAACATCCGTAAAGGTGAAAAGCGGCTCCGTTTATCTTGGCTCTTTAAACGCCGTGTCAAGTGAATCATCCGCCATTACTGTCAACAGTACGAAAAAATATATTTATGTGCAAGTGACTTATTCAAATAGCACCTTGTCGGCACAAATAAATTATTCTTCGTCAATCCAAACGCCCGATAATCAAGCGAATTATCGTTATACTATTGGGTGTGTTTATCTTGACGCAAACAACGCTATAAAAATCGAACAATGGCATTATCCGTCACCGCTGATTATCTATAACCGCTGGATGGGGTGATTTTATGGCTTTGTCTGATTACGGATTTGTTAATAATGACATTGTTATTAATACGCCTATCGAGAAAGTAATTACTGGTTTTCTTTTGGCTATTAATAAGGTCTATAATGCTATTGCGGGAAGTGATAATAGTAATATTTCCACGTTTCTTGCATCTATTAGTTTAAGGCATTTTATTATAAATAACAGTTCTTATGATTACTTGCGTTTAGCCGAACAAGTAATGTTTTATGAGGGATATAGCAATATTAATAATGTGTTTAAGCGTTATTGCTATTTAAACGAGACAAGCGGAGTTTTTATTTTATATAATGGAAATAACAACAATATAAAACTAGCAAATAGGAATATTGTTTTACAAGATGCCGTGGCGCAATTAATAGACGATGGTTTTCAGACAAGCATATTGCCGTTTTATTATTATAATAATGATTATTTGACGGCGGTTGAGTTTGAATCTTTTTATCGTGTTTTCGCTTATTCATTTTTTAAGGATTATTTCATTCAAAGATTAAAATATTTATCTTTATTGCGGATTTATGCTGAATATAGAAATGAATCTTTATCTAATGCTTTTATATATGAAAAAAATACTCAAGGCGAAGCGAGTGACAATGATGTTTTTTTAGCATATAACGATCTTCAATTTTCATATAGCAAAGGTCTTTTTAATTCACGTTTTATAGATATTGAAGTAAGAAGATATAGCAATTTTCCAAATGATAAACATTTTTATATTAATAGAATAGCGAAAAATGTTTATATTCTTAAAAGTTATATTGACAATCATATATTAACTTATAATGATGATTTGATATATAATAAATCTGGCGTTTATCAATCCACAACATACAGTGGACAACAATCATTATTAAATGATGATGGAGTTGTTATTAGCGCATTATTTGAACGGCTTGATTTATCTACTATATATTCTATTACTTATGAATCTGATAATGGTGCTGTAACTGCTGATTGTTATAAAATAAACTATGGTTTTGATATTGAAAATTATATACAACAACAATTAACTAGATTAAATGCCGTTAATGTTGCTGATATTATGTATTATGATGTAACGTATTATTGCGAATGGAATTTTTACGATGACAACTCATACATAACGACAATATCCAATGGCTTTGACTTTTCGGACATCTAAAAGCCTCTACCACGTCCGAAAAGGTTAACAACCCGCCATTTATTATAAGGCAAACAAAAAAATCCAAAAGGAGGCGCACAATGCCGACCACATCTTCAACCATAAACTACTACATAGCCGCAGATGGGACGCTCCGCGATGGATCCGCTGGTTCAATAGCACAGACTCCCCGTGTTTATTACGGGACGGAATATTCCGTAACATTGGCCTTTCCCGCCTCGACCATTGCCGAAGGCGACCAGTTGCAAGTGGCCGTCAACCGCTCCCGCACGTTCTTTTCGTCCGCGTCCGCTACTGGTGACGCTCCCGTGGCGGCGGTGGCTAAACATGATGTAACAAGTGAAGAAGCGTCGGCGCAATCCGTAACATTGACGCTATCCACCAACACACGGGCGATGATCGATCAAGTGAACGGCATCGACCACCCCGTGCGCGGCTTCTTTGGTGTTCATGTGTTGCGCGGGCAGTCCTTTATCTCCCTTGCTGTTGCGGACGCTTTCATGCTTTCCGTGGAGAGCGGGCCGGACGCGATTTCGCCCTCTCTGCCCGTTGTGGATTATCCAACAAGGGAAGAGGCGGAGCAAATACGGCAGGACACGATTACCGCTCAAGGCAAGGCGGAAGAGGCGCAAGGCAAGGCGGAGGAGGCGCAAGGCAAGGCGGAAGAGGCGCAAGGCAAGGCGGAGGAGGCGCAAGGCAAGGCGGAAGAGGCGCAAGGCAAGGCGGAGGAGGCGCAAGGCAAGGCGGAGGAGGCGCAAGGCAAGGCGGAAGAGGCGCAAGGCAAGGCGGAGGAGGCGCAAGGCAAGGCGGAAGAGGCGCAAGGCAAGGCGGAGGAGGCGCAAGGCAAGGCGGAAGAGGCGCAAGGCAAGGCGGAGACTGCCGCAACCAACGCGGAGAAAATTGCGGAAGGCTCTGACGCTGATGTTGAGCCTTTAGGCTTGGAACACTCCGCGAAGGGGTGGGCGCAGGAGGCGGCGGCAACGCTGGCAAGCAAACGCGACATCTTGCAGACGCTTGTTTCGTCTTCCTCTACTTCGCTTGAAGTCGAGGCTGGCAAGTCCTACAAATGGACTGTCTCGGCGGCTTCGACCATCAGCATGAAGGCGGCTGACAAGGTTGCCAATAAGGAAACAAGAATCGACGTTTACATCGACTTGCAGACTGGCGGCTCGGTGACTGGTAGCGGCGTGACGATTGCGGATAGTGTCCTTCAAAGCGGCTGGTACAAGCTCATCTGGGACGGCACGACGGCGACGCTTTACTCGACGAAGGCAGGCGGGGCGGAAAGCTACATCACGATTCCAGCGTCCACGACCGCTTATTCGTTGCAGGATAACAAGCACTATCAGCACAAGCCAGACTCCGTTCCCGCCTACACCCTTCCAGCAGTGACGATGGACGGCTTGGTGCATGAAATCACGGTTCTTGTGGACTTCATCAACGTCACTTCCTGCTCCTTTGTGGACGCTTCCAACGTTCCTGTCACCTTGCAATCCGCAATCTCCCCGCAGATTGGCGAGGCTTATGTGTTCAGGTGCTACTGGTACGGCAAGTGGAGAGTTGTGCCTTTGAAGATTCGGAACGCGGCGACTGCGACTTCCACGACAGGAGTTGTAGAAGTCTCCGACGCTGTTGCTGGCGACGCTCTGGCTCTGCGGATGACGGCTCCACGGTCAGTGGTGGTGAATCAGTGGATTCAGAATGGGGACTTTAGCGTATCAGGCACTGTATCTGTTAGTCGTTGGCAGGGAATTAACGGTACAATTGCCATTGCTTCCAATACCTGTTCTTATACAGTTGATAATGTCAGGTCGTCGAACCAGAATAGGCTGTCTCAGGTATTAGCTGATATTATTTCTGGTCATGTCTATATGTGTAGATTCGAGGTCAAAACACCATACGCACAGACGGTCTCAATAACAGGATATACGGCTGCTGATGCTAGTGTTTTCCCGGTTACTCCACAGGATACGAGTGCAAACACATGGACTGTTTATAATAAAAAGGTAACGGCACATAGTTCGCAATCTTCAGTCGATTTTCGACTTGGAATCCACTCTGTAGCGGAAACGGCAATCGGAGACGTGACGGAGGTTAAGAATGTCATGCTGGTGGACTTGACCCAATACTTCAACGGCGACTCCACCAAGATAGCCGCCATTCAGACGTGGGACGACCTTATCGCCTACGACTCGCGATTCGCGCAGTATGTGGCGTACAACACGGGGACGGTCGAAGGGGTGACGCCGAAGATGAAGATGACGGGGAAAAACCTGCTGAACATAAATGCGGAGTTCTATCAAACTACGATTAAAAATCCTACAGACGACAGACAGTTTGTAGAAGATGAATGGTTTGTTGGTGTATCTTTCAACGGTGATTATTGGAGACCTAATTACTCATACGGAAGTGTATCGGATAATATTCTGTATGTAGGGAAACAACCAAACAATATTAATGTCTATCCTGTGGCGTATATGACTAAGTTGAAGCGTGGAGAATCGTATATCGCGTCCTTCACATTAGGTGGTACACTGCACAATGCTACGGTGTGTGCGTCGTATTATGGAGAAGATTGCAAATATGTATCACGTACATCTGATGTGCAATTTGCATCAGGAGCAAAAACATACGCTTTTACAGTACCCGACGATGCTGTATGGGTCGGTTTATTGTTCTCAAATGAAAGCGATACTCCTATGACTGTCTCCAACATCCAGCTCGAACTCGGCTCTGTTGCCACCTCCTACGAGCCCTACCACGACGGCGGGAGTGCCCAAGCACCAAGCGAGCTGTTCGCTGTCGGCAACGCGGCGGACGAGTTCGAGGCGGTCAGCGGGGTGACGACGAGGAAGATGGGGAGCTATACGTTCACGGGGAATGAAATCATAGAAGTGTCTAACTGGCGTCCCGCTGATGGTTACTATGCAGTTGGTTTTCCTAAAAGTATAATGCCTGATATAAAAGGACACGGCGATATTGTCACCAAAGGTAATTTGATATGTGCATGGCTGGAGGTTAAAACATACGGCGAGGTGTATAGCACAGCTGCTCCCACTCAGGGTATCTCGGATAATGCAGGTAATGAAACTTATTCGGTGTTCATTCGTGTTTCGACATCCATAGCGACAGATAACACAACGCTGTTGACATGGCTAACTGGTAAAACTCTCTACTACGAACTCGCCACCCCCACCACCTCGCAGTCCACTCCGACGCAAATCTCCCTCCAAGCGGGCTCCAACGTCGCCATGCAGACCGACGGCGGGAGGACGCTGGAGGAGTTGTCCATGACCTACGAAAACCTGCCAGCCAACGAGTAAGGAGGCAACATGAAATACGCACGCTACATTTCGGAAACAGAAATCGCCTTCCCGCCTGCAAACAAGTACGTCGGCGGTCAGTTGGTGCTAGGCTACAATTTGCGGACGGACTTGCTTGCCGCCGATGGCTACAAGCCTTTCATTGATTCCACGCCGTTGCCTCCCGCTGGCATGGTTGCGGACGGCTTCACCTACCAAGACGACGGCTCCGCAATCCGCAAGGTATGGCAATACAAGCCAGCCGTGCCCGAAGACGCGCAAGCCGCCACGCTTGCCATAATCAACCGAATCGCCGCCCTTGTGGTCGCATACGACGCGATTGAAGACGTGAAGGCGATGGAGACAATCAACATCGAATCCTTGCTTGCGCTTGCCGCCGAAAAGGGCGTGACCGACGAGGACATGGCGGCGTTAAAGGGCGACATTGTGATGCTCAAGACCGACCTCGAAGGCAAGATGGATGCCAACTGGTATCAGATTTGGCATAGCTGGTTAAAAGGCGCGATTAGCGACGCAATGAAGAACATGGAGCAGTTGAGGATGGCGCAAATGGCGCAGGAACAAGAAGAGCCGCCCGTTGTGGACGGCAATCAATAAAACAAGCAAACAAAGGAGACAAAACATGAAGAAAATGACATTCATCATCATGGCGGCTTTACTCGCAGTCGCGACCATGACAGGTTGCAAGTCCACAGGCAAGCAGAGTTTGCTCGGCAGTGTGAAGCAGGTTATTGTTGGAGACGACTATGAAGCCGCAGGACGCGCAGTCGGTGAAGCCAGTTATACGGCTCGTCTTATTTTAGCTGGAAACCCAAAATATGACAAGTACATCTCCAAATATGACGAGTTTTGCCAAGCGCTTGACAACGCGGAATCCGAAACCGTGAAGCTCGGCACAATCAACCAAGTCGCGCTGGAAGTAATGCAGGTAGCCTTGACCGCCAAATACGGCTATGCCAAAGCGTCCTTAATCACGACAGGCGTTCGCATCGGCGGTGCGGTCGCAGACCGAATAATCGCCAAGAAAGTCGATACTGTCGCCGCCGACCAGTTCATAAAAGGTTTCAAGGAAGGGCTTGACGCGGCACGAGAGACAACTCCAGCAGAATCCATCGTCGTTGCGGACAACGCCGCCAAAAAGCCTTTCGAGTGTCCTGAAGGAAACTGCGACATCACCGTGACCAACAAGAAAGTCTCCCACCAGCTCGCCATAGCGAAGGAACTCCGCGACGGCGGCTATCTCGACGAGAACGAACAGCCAGCGTCGGAATATGCTTGCACAAAGTACAAGAACGTCATTGACTTTATAAGCCGTTGCGATGTGCTTAAAAAGTTTAACGTCAAGAAGACGCAGTTGTATATCACGAAGTTTTCCGTCAAAGGCGGCAAACTTTCGTCCATTGAGTTTAAAATGTTAATGGACGACGGCTCTACACTCGACGTTGATTGCGTCGCTTGCATGACTGTTCCAGAGATTGACGACCTTATTGACTGATTGAATTGACACAAGGAGCTGGACGAATGAAGATTAACTGGCAGATAGTTTCACGGGTGCTTATTGGCATCTTGCTGGCGATAATGTCCTATTTCGGGAAGGTCGCCGTCGGACAGCTCCTTACAATTCAAAAAGACCTTGCTGGAATAAAGCTGGAGCTGGTCAAAATCCAGGCATCCATGCTCGACAAAGAGGCCGTCCGCGACATTGTAAGGGTGGAATTGTACGAGCGGGGGATTAAATAATGTGCTACGAAACCTTTGAACAGTACCAGAAGGACTGCGAACTTGCAAACGAGCTTCATTTTGAAATGCTCGAACTCTGCGAAATGAACTACGACATCGCGAAGCGCGTATGCAACGGAATAGGCGCGGAGTGGTTTCCAGAAAAGCTCCGCAAGATGATTAGCAAGCTGAATCCGTCGCTCGTCATCGTGGCGCAGAACCACGACTTGAACTACTACTTCGGGACTGGCACTCACTCCGATTTCGTGGCGGCGAACACGGCGTTCCGCTGGAATGGATACAAGATGGCGTTTTACAAGTACAAATGGTATGACCCGCGCCGTTACTGGGTTATGTTTCAAGCCACCAAGTTCAGCATCGAGCTTAACGCCGGCGGATGGCCTGCATACACGGCGGCCATTAAGGAAAGGAAGGCGGACGAGGCCGCAAGGGAGCAAATTACTAATGTATAACGAGCCAGTTCCGTGGTCGGTTGTTTCTTCGCAACTGTCCGCAAGGATGGACGAGCCGACCGCGTTGAAATACAAAGAGATAATACGGCAGTGGGATTTCCAGTTCCGCCGCCGCTCTTTCTTTTCGTCCCGCGTGGCATCCGCCGACATATTGGGAGAGTTGCACAAAAAGGCGCAGGCGGTGGCCGATGGCCGGATGACGAAAGCGCAGGCTCGGCGGTTAATTCGTGAATATTTTGTAGGCGACGGTGCGGACGCTCTGGCGGCTTTGGGATTCGCGCCGCCAAAGAACGCAAAGGGCGTGGCGCAACTGGCAAGCATCCCGCGTGCGGAACTGATTATTGACACCAACGTGAGAATGGCACAGGAGACGGGGCATTACAAGAAGTGGGAGTCGCTGAAAGACGTTTATCCTTACGGAGTTTGGCGGGTGGGTTATTCCAAAGTACACCGCGAAGCACATCTGGAAAGGGACGGCAAGATTTACGCTTTCGATCACCCGATATGGCGGCAGTCGCCGCCCGGCGGGGAGTTCAATTGCCATTGTCGGCGTGATTTGCTGACGGCGCGGGAGCTTGCGGCAAGCGGGAAAATGCCTGTTCCGGATAACGTGCCATTTGAGCCGTCTTCGCTTGGATTCGACCCCGGGGCAAGCGAGTGGCAAGACCCGCCGTTTGGCGCGAACGTTCCGCCAAAGGTGGAGCAAGAAGCCACTCGCTTATTAGAGGACGATTTGCAGCAGGAGAAGACCGACATGGAGCGGGAGGCGCAGGACGCAAAGGCAACGGCGGAGCGAATGGAAAAGACCGCACAGAAGGCCGAAGACGCGGCGGAGAAGGACGAGGGCGACAAAGACAAGCAGGAGAAGGCGAAGGCCGCGAGAAGCCGCGCAAAGGCCGCTCTGGAGTATGCTGGCGGGTTGCTGAAGGCGGTGGCAAGGTTCGTTGTAAAAATTATCCCCAAAAAGCGGCAATAATCAGCAAAGACAAGGCGTGAAAGAAAAGCCCCGTTGATTCCAGCGGGGCTTCTTTGCGGACGGTGGTTACATTTTGTAAAATTCAAGATTTTCTTTGCCGTCAAGTTCCTTGCTCGTGAATTTGTGTTTAATGTCATCGTACATCACCAACGTCTTTTTGTCTTCACGATAGCAGTTTATTCCGACGATTCCTTCCGTTACGATGCAGACTGGGAAACCTCCACAATAGCAATTATTATGTTGCCATGAATGTTGAGATAAATTAATAAGTGACGAATTTTTTAAAACGTCGATAAACTTTTCTTTTTCTTCGCAATCATCGCTGTCAAAATATCTGACATTCGTGAAAAATCCCAGAAAATCATCTTTTCCCATTTGCATCTGCATGAAGTTCTCAACTCTAACAAAGTATTTCATTTTTTCTCCTTGTTTGGATTCCAGCGGGGCTTCTTTGTTGCGGATGGTTTAATTTT